CCCAAATACACCAATCAATGACTTTTAATACCCAATCCATTTCCCATACTCCCTTCCTACTGATACAGAAACATAGTTTCTATTCTTAAAACGTCTATCTAATATATCCATACGAGTTAGTTTAGGCAAACTAAAATATCCTTGACTTTCTAAATACTTTAGTCTTGTTCTATTAGTTACGCATTGTTGCACAATATCTTTAATACTGCAACTAGGATGTTCTTGCATATATTTAACGATAAACTTTGCTTGTCGTTGGTCATCTAATTTAGTGTACATCTTTTATTCCATGAGTCTGTTCTAGTAATCTTGCAAATCTAAATATTCTGTCTATTGTAACCAATTGGTCGCCTTTACCAAATGCTTCTTTATATATCTTAATAATTTCTTCTTGTGTAAGTGGTTTAGAGTCCACCATGTGCCTCCGTTAATCTTTTACTATCGTATTTTTTTGTATTAGTTACTTTGATAATGTTTTTTGTATCTGCAATAAGTGGTGTAATAACCCAGTTATGCAATTTATTCTTAATGTCTTTTTCAATCTCTAAAGATGTTGGTTTGGATGACATAAAAGCAGACCATACGAGTTTACCTGTATTATCAAATTCTTCTACAAGATAGCCTAATATTTTATCTTTCATTTATATAACGCTTTTCTAGCATTTTTAATACATGGAACATCATGCCATTGTGGGTCATTATTTGTAAATACTTCTATTAACCATTCTAAAGCATAAGCTAACTCTTCATTTTCTTTTACAATTTTTTTTCTAATATGAGCTTCATCCATGACATCTTTATGCACTTTAGCTAACCATAGTTTAGTATTATGTTCTTGCATTAGTAAAACACCATCCTTCCTATGTGAGTAATTTTTTTATGACCAAACCACGAATGTTTTGGCATAATTGAGTCATCATGAAAGTATAGCGCATTTGCCACTGGATTCGCATATTTTCCACGCATAACATCAAGAACAAATAATTCAGTTTTAAGAAACGTAACTTTGTCAACAGGTGCATGTTTTTCATCCTGTACAGCAAACTGACCAGAAGCATAAATAACATCGCATACAGACTTACCCCAGCGACCAGATTTAACACGATTATGAATAGTGTAATAAACACCCAATTTCTCCTCTAATGTTCTATTATTAACTTCATGGTAAAGTGCCGTAGCATAGCACGAAACTTCTAGTTCTAAGTTATGTATATCCATTACAGACCTTTCATGGTTTTCTTGTGTCTAGTAATCCCATACAGGCGTATAATTCTACTATAAATCTAAAAGAAAGGAGAAACGCCATGTGGACAACACCATCAGCAACTGAAATGCGCTTTGGATTTGAAGTTACTATGTACGTAATGAACAAGTAAATAAATAGGGGAGGTCAAACTCCCCTTTTTACTAGAAGGGTAAATCACTTTCGTCATCCCCTTCAACTGCTGGTTTACTTCTTGTTTCACCCTGAACTTCTTTTAGCTGCAATTGACCTGAAATAAATTTACCGTTCTTACCGTCTCTAATCCAACCACTCATTCTAAATTCAATGCCATCAAGATTTGCTGTGCCGGCATAGTTTGGTCGTTTAGGATTGTCCCCCTGGTCGTTCTTAAATAATACAAAAGTATTTGTATTGTCATATTGTTGCGCCATATACTACTCCTTTGTTGTAATTCTATGTGGGAAAAAAATATCGTCTATTGTTTCTTGTAAATCTGATTGAAATTCACAAATAGTAAGTACATCAGCTATAACATCATGCACAATAAATCTATCCTGAATTTCTGTTATAGTTACAACATTTCTCCTGTTTTTACTTGTTAATAAATTAGGGTCTTCCATATACTACTCCTTTAGTTTAATAATTGTTTGTTCTACTTCGTCTAGGAACTTAATTACTTCTGCTTCTAGTTCTGCAATATAGTCATTATCCCTATCTACCCTTGCTACAAAGAGTTGCAATTCTACAGGAAAATTAGGATTGTAGCTAACAAAGTCTACCCACTTAGCACCTGTGCAAGCTAATTGCCATTGCATCTGTGGTATGTATTTACTAGGCACAGACTTACTCATAAGCGTATTAGTATGGGTTGTTTCTATAGGACATTTAATCTCTATAAGACCTGCATACTTACCTTCTTCTGCTGCGTTTACAGCTCCGTCAGGACTAGCACCACTATTCTTAATAACAGGATGGTCAAAGAAACCTACCTCTGTTACAGATACCCCTTTAGTTTGCATATAAAGCTCTCTAGCAGCACTTTCTCTTTCAATACCATCTAACATAGCCTGATTAACAAAACTATCGCCTTTCTTACCTGTAAGACGTTCTGATACTAATTGGACAAGATAGTTTTGACGTGATGTAGATACGCCTGTTTTGGTCTTGGCTATGACATCCGATATTCTGGATGCCGTAACCTTACCTAGACGTTGTTCAAACCACTCCTCTGTGCGTTGCTCTATCATAGGAAGTCCTTGCTAGATACTGCTTTTAGAGCTGGTTGTTCTGACTCTGGAATATCCTCACCGCTATAGATGTAAAGACCAATACCATGTAATGCAATAGCCTTAGCTAAACAACGTTGCATAGCTGTATTAACTGCCATAGCGTCAGGGTTAGGGATAGCTTGGTTTCTAAAGTTAAGCACAGGTAACTGAGCTGTCATAGACTTGCCAAACGCATGGACTGTGCAGAATACCATAAGCGTTTCACCAAACTGTTTAGGTTCGCCATAAGTCCATGTAGCAGTTGGGTCTTGCTGTAGAAGAGTATCCACAGCCCAAGCCCATGATAAGTATGATAGACCATTCTTTTTCTCAATGTGGTCTGATACATTAATCTTACGTAGTTCGTTATAGTTCATCTTTCTCTCCTGTTGTTCTTGTTGGTGTTGTTCCATCATTACCTGGTCGTAAAACTGTTGCTGACTCATTTACTCTCTCCCTTTCATCAAATCGTTTATTAAATTCTTCTAAGTCTTTCCATACTTCTGGCAATATTTCAGCGATACGCTTTAAACCATTCGCCATATTATATACCCCCAAAATACAAAAATAAATAGCCATAACCATTTATTCATATTGCACCTGCTAACTTGCCCATAATGTAAAGGCATAATGCTACATAAGCGTAGAAAAATACTACTGTGATAATCATTGTTGAAATTTTCATGTCATCTCTCCTAAAAATTGACAATTGAACTTTAAGCTATAGTAAAATACCTGTCAAGTATTTTCTAGTAAATAACTAGCAAAAAAATAGTTTACAAATAATATGAATTCGTGTTAAGGTTTTGACCTATGGAGATATTACGCTATATTATATTAGACGAATTTGATGGAAAACCTTTGAGAGCCTTTAGTAACAAGGCATCTGCTAAATGGTTTCTTGAGAATAGACCTAATTGTAAGCTCCATGTTTTACCTAAAGCAAAGTCTGTGCCAGTCACAGAATTATATGAAGAATGTTTATTTTAAGGAGAGTATTATGGTTGAAAGAGACGCATTAGTATTATTAAATACAATTATTAGTAAAGCACCTGGTCGTTTAAATAATGGTGGTTTAGAGTTATCAGAAAACGAAATATTACTTGTTGAACAAGTTTTAGCTATGAGTTTAGGATTAAACAATGTACAAAATTAAAAACTGGGAAAAGTTTAACCTCTACAAACCTAAGAACCCACGTTATCAAAAAAAGATGACGTGGTTTAAGTTTTATGGAACTGACTACATTAATAACATAGAAATACATAAACTATCTTTTGAACAAAAAGCTGTTTTAGTAGAGTTATGGTGTCTTGGTTCTGAAAGTGACGGTCTGTTACCTGATAATTTTGAGATAGCTTTTAGACTTCACTATCCTATTGACTTTGTTGATAAAATAGTAAAAGAACTATTTACTAGAGGTTGGCTAGAGGAAAACTATTCTTCTGCTACCATAGAGAAGAATAAGAGAAGAGAAGAAGAGAATATATATGTCGTTAAAACGACTGATAGGTTTAGTGAATTTTGGGAAATATATCCTTCTACTCGTAAAGTCAACAAGAAAACTTGTTTAGAAAGATGGGCTAATAAAAACCTTGACGCTATAGCAGATGAAGTGATAGGGTATGTTAAAAAAATGAAAGATACTAAATCATGGAAAGATGGTTTCTCACCAGCTCCACTTACACTACTCAATCAGGAAAGATGGAATGATGGTGATGTGCCACAACTCCGTAAAGTTTGGGAAGGTGGCATTTAGTGAACATAGGAGAGGCATTAGATAAACTAACTGTCAATCAGTCAGTCATTACTGATTACTACGAACAGGAGTATGCTCATGCAGAATTTAAGGTAAAGTCTAGTGATGTATTTGAGTCTGACTTACATAAATACTTTACAGAAGATATTTTTGCAGGAAAGTCATTGGGATGGATAAAGACAGAAGAAAAGTTTAGAGTTCGTCAAGGGGAATTAATTTTGGCAACCGGACCTAGCGGACATGGCAAGTCAATGTGGTTATCTCAAGTTGTATTGTCACTAATGAAACAAGATACAAAATGTTTGATTGCTAGCCTAGAAATGAAACCAGTTCTCACTCTTAGTCGCATGTTGATTCAGACTTTAGGTTCACCAGAACCAACACCTCAGTATATTTCTGCATGGGTTAATAGGGCTAAAGATAAATTATTTATCTACGACCAGTTGGGAGTTACTACATCACAAGACATGTTTGCTACACTTTTTTACGGAAAGCATGTTCTTGGTGCAGACGTATATATCATAGACTCATTAATGAAAATGAGTGATATTAGCGAAGAGTCTTTAGAAAACCAAAAACTTTTTGTTGATAAATTATGTACAATATGTCGTGATTTAAACATCACCGTTTTTTTAGTTGCACACACAAGAAAATTAAAATCAGAAGAAGATATACCTGATGCAACAAGTATCATGGGCTCGAGCCATATTCGTAACCTCGCAGATGCGATTTTATGTATTTGGCGCAACCGCACTAAAGAACGACTTAGGGAAGAAGGCAAAACGTCTGAAGAAGATTTGCGTATAATTCCTGATGCAAAATGTATAGTGCAAAAACAAAGGAACGCCCAGTTTGAAGGGAGCTTTAATTTTTGGTATAATCCTAAATCATTAACTTACCAGGAGAGTCCACCTAAATGACATTAGATAATATACCAATCACAACTATCACATCTCTTTACAATGCAGTAGAATATGTGGTGCAAAGAGAAGACAAACCTAAAGAAATATTACCATTGAAGGTTAGGCAAAAGTTTGATAGATGGAAGCGTGAAGACTTTTACAAAGATGACCACTACAAAGAAATGTGGGATAAGAATTGGATAAACCATGACCATAAATGATTTTATTAAAGAGTGTAAAAAGCTATTTGGTTCAGATATAGAATATAAAGCTGTATCTAAAGACGGACAAGTATTTAAAACGAAAGGATGGAGAGATGATAAAGTGGACATTAAATCAGCAAAACCTACCCATGTTGTACGAGAAATTAAAATCTCTTGACTTCACTAAACGTTGGCGTGTTACAGTAACAGACGCAAAACTTAACAGGAGTTTACAGCAGAACGAGAGATTATGGGAATTGTATACAAGCATAGGTAACCATTTAGGCATAGAAAAAGATAAGATACACGAACTTATGGGATATAAATTCTTACGCTACCAAACAGAAATTGCAGGTATGCCAGTAGAACTTATAAAGTCAACAACTAAACTAACCACAAGTGAGATGACAGAATACCAACAACAGATAGAAGTATGGGGTCAGACTATGGGTTGGGGATGGGATTATTAGTGGATGAAGATTTAGGTAATGTAAGGTTAGCTACATTAGAAGATTTGCCTTATGTTATTAGTTTAAGTAAAAAAGAAAGTAGTTCATTAGGGTTCATTCCTAAAATGGCTTATGAAGCAGCAATAACAGGAATTAAAACAGGTGATAGATGGAGTAATGTTTGTAACGATAAATTATTTGTCATTGAATGTAACAAAGATTTGGTTGGTTTTTGTTTGTGTAGTTTTGGTTTACCTAATGCTAATATGAGAATAGGTCGTATTGCACA